AACAAATTGGAAGTGCTGTAGGATCAATCAAGAAAAGACTTGATTCAGGTCTATCAGTTTTGGGAGAAGCAGACCACCCCGAGTCACTCACAGTGAACTTAGAGAGGGTATCACATATGATCACAGATATGTGGATGGATGGTCCAAATGGAGTTGGAAAATTAAAGATTTTGCCAACACCCATGGGTAAGATTTGTGAAACTCTATTGAAGCATGGTACTAAACTTGGTGTATCATCAAGAGGTACTGGCAATGTCAATGAAGCAGGTAACGTATCAGACTTCGACATTGTGACAGTGGATATTGTGGCTCAACCGTCAGCACCAGATGCCTATCCAAAAGCAATCTATGAAGGCTTATGGAATATGAGAGGTGCTAACAAATTATATGGTAGAGCTCAGGATGCCATTAATGATAAAAAGGCTAACAAGTATCTCGCAGAAGAGATCGTTAAACTTATAAACGAGCTAAAAAGGTAAGGAGAATACCCAATGGCAACAGAAATAAAAGACATTTTTACAGGCGTTGAACTACCTGAAGAAGTACATTCACAGGTTAGTGAAGCTTGGGAATCAAAATTGTCAGAAGCCAGAGAGGACATTACTGCCGAATTGCGTGAAGAGTTTGCCCAAAGATACGAAAACGACAAAGCTCAGATCGTAGAAGCTATGGACAAAATGCTTACAGACAAGATTACTACTGAAATGAAAGAGTTTGCTGAAGATAAAGCGGCTTTAGTTTCAGAAAGAGTAGCATACAAAGAAAATGTAGCAAAGCATACAGCAATGCTAGAAAAATTTGTAAGTGAAATGCTTGTCAAAGAAGTAAAAGAGCTTCATGCAGATAGAGATGGCTTGAAAGAAAACTTTGCGAAGTTAGAAGATTTTGTTGTTAAACAATTAAGTAAAGAACTTAATGAGTTTAATGAAGATAAACAAGCTCTTGTAGATCATAAAGTTAAAATGGTAGCAGAAGGCAAGAAAATAATCGAAGATGCTAAATCTAGATTTATTTCTAAAGCGGCTGGTATCGTTGAAACAGCAATTGATAAAACTTTAAGATCAGAAATATCAGATCTAAAAGAAGATATCAAGGTTGCAAGAGAAAATAACTTCGGAAGAAAAGTATTTGAAGCTTTCGCAGGTGAATATATGTCTTCGCATTTAGCGGAAGACACAGAAATTCGTAAGTTACAAAGCGAACTTACTGATCAGCATAATGTCGCACAAAAGCTAGAAGACACTATCGCTGAAAAAGACGAAGCTTTAAAAGTAGCAGAAACTAAAATTAAGGTTGCTGAAGATAAAGTTAACAGAAGCAACGTTTTAAGTGAGTTAACTGCTCCACTTAATAAAGAGAAGCGTCAAATTATGTTAGAGTTACTAGAGTCTGTAAAGACTGAACACTTACAAAGACAGTTTTCAAAATATCTACCAGCTGTTCTTAAAGAAGAGAAAATAGCTGAAGATAAAACTGTTATTACGGAAGTTACAGGTGACAGAACCTCGCCAGACACAGCAGACACACCAGTAAACACTGACATTATTAAAATTAAACAACTAGCAGGTCTAAGGAGTTAATATAATGACTGACAATACAATGATCACTGAAAATTGGAAAGACACAAAGTCAGCTCTTTGCGAAGGCTTAGAAGGTCAGAAAAAAGAGACTATGTCAGTAGTTCTTGAAAATGCTAAAAACTACTTGGCAGAGACGGCTACAGCAGGTGCGACAGGTGCCGGTAACGTAGCGGCTTTGAATAAAGTTATACTTCCAGTAATTAGACGTGTGATGCCTACAGTTATTGCGAACGAGATCATCGGTGTACAACCAATGACTGGTCCAGTAGGTCAAATTCACACATTAAGAGTAAGATATGCGGACTCAGCCGCTGGCGTAACAGCAGGTTCTGAGGCACTTTCACCATTTGAAATTGCAAGAGCATATTCAGGTAACGAAACAGAAAGTACACCAAAAGGTGATTCAACATCATCTAAAGAAGGTGTTCCAGGAAACAGAATGTCAATTCAAGTGTTAAAACAAACTGTTGAAGCGAAAACAAGAAAGCTATCAGCAAGATGGACATTTGAATCAGCACAAGATGCCAACGCAATGCACGGCATTGATGTTGAAGCAGAAATCATGGCGGCACTAGCACAAGAAATTACAGCTGAGATTGACCAAGAAATTATTGGTTCATTACAGGCTTTAGGTTCGAATGGTGGTACGGCAAGAGTAACATACGATCAAAACGCAACGAAAACTGGTAGACAACCAGCATTCGTAGGTGATGAACACGCGGCTTTGGCTGTTTTAATTAACAGAGAAGCTAACTTGATTGCACAAAGAACAAGAAGAGGCGCGGCAAACTATGCTGTTATGTCTCCTTTTGCTCTTACAATTCTTCAATCAGCTACAACTTCAGCGTTCGCAAGAACAACTGAAGGTACTTTTGAAGCTCCAACTAACACAAAATTTGTTGGTACACTTAACGGTGCAATGAGAGTATACGTGAACTCATACGCAGGTGACTCAGAAAATATCTTAATTGGATATAAAGGTCCAGGTGAAGTAGATGCACCAGCATTTTACTGCCCGTACATTCCATTAATGTCATCAGGCGTTGTAATTGATCCAGCTACTTTTGAGCCAGTAGTTTCTTTCATGACTAGATACGGTTATGTAGAGTTAACAAATACTGCGTCATCATTAGGTAATGCACAAGACTACTTGTCAACAATTGGTTTGACAAACGTTGCATTTGTGTAATAGCTACAATTACAGTTTTTAAAACTATTGAAAAGCCCGGTTATGCCGGGCTTTTCTCTTTTATGCTAAATAATAACTATAAACAGTAAGAGAGTTATTAATGGCAGACGCATATATTAAATCAGAAGATCTGGTAATTTCGGGCAACCTTACAGTACAAGGTAGTACTGATCTTACTAACCTAGTTACAACATCATCAACAGATTTAGAAACAGTTGATCGTTTATTAACGATTAACAAAGGTCAGGCATTAGCATCAAATTCAGCAGGTATTGAAATTGACAATGCAGGTTCCATAGCCGCAACACTTGGATATTCAACAGCAGGTGGTTGGAGTTTTGAAGATAAAAAGATCACTACACAAGGTATTATATATGCAAGTGGTTTTGCACATCATGGTGGCGGAACTGCAACTTACACAGGACAGATTACAGATTTATCAAATCATAATACAGGTTCATTAGCAGAAGGTAGCAACTTATACTTTACAGATGCTAGAGCTCAAGCAAGTGCCTTAACAGCAATGTCAACAGCATCAATTGATGATATTGGTGATGTAAATTTACCAACAGACTTATCAACAATAACAAACAATGCCGCTTTGACTTGGGACGCAGGCAACCAAGAATGGGTACCATATTATATTACAGGACACGTTTCAACAACAACACTAACAGAAGGTTCAAACTTATATTACACACAAGGAAGATTTGATACTGCTTTTGGAAATAAAAACACAGACAACTTAAACGAAGGTACAACAAATTTATACTATACCGATGCAAGAGCAGATGCAAGAATAGGTCTCGCATCAATAAATGATTTATCTGATGTTACAACTTCATCACCAAATCAAGGTGAAGTATTATCATGGACAGGATCAAACTGGTCACATGGTGTTACAAGTGTAGTACCAACTTTAAATGTTTTTCATGCACCAGCATCAGCACCATTTTCAACTGCTAACCAAACTCATACAGCTACAGGCGATACTGCAATTACAAAAGATTTTGATGTAAAATATTCAAACAGTAAAATTAGTATTGATGTACATATTCCACTAACACTTACAGGTGGTGGTCCAACAGATTTCTTACAGTTAACTCTTTACAGAGTAATCAGTGGTGTTGAAACACAACTTGCCGTTTGGGGTGCAAAAAACGATTCTGAATATGTTGCAAATATTAGTACATATGATGAGCCAGCAACTTCAGGCACAGTAACTTACAAAGTAAAAATTGATAACATTGGTGGCACACTTACAATAAATCCAACTGCTTGGTATTCTAATCCAAGAGTTAAAATGAGAATTGAAGAACTTGCAACTGATGTTGCATCAAAATTAATTTTACAATCTGATTCATCAAAATCATACTGGGACGCAGGTTCAAAAACAATACAAAATTTATCAGCTCCAGTAAATCCTAATGATGCTGTTAATAAATCATCAATGGAAAGTTATGTGACTACAACACTTTCAGCTAAAGATGAACTAAATGAATTAAGTGATGTTTCAGTTTCAGGTGCTGTATCAGGACAAGTTTTAAAATATGATGGTGTACAATGGACAGCACAAACTGATACAACGTTAGCAGATACAAATGCATTACCAGAAGGATCATCAAATCTTTACTTTCAAACAGATAGAGCAAGAGCGGCAATATCAGTAGCAGGCGATTTAACTTATGATTCTAGTACAGGTATTATATCAACACAAGGATTAGCATCTTCAACAACAGATGATTTATCAGAAGGTTCAACAAACAAATACTTTACTGAAGCTAGAGTACTTGCTACATTTGATAGTCCACAAACTATTGGTCAAGGTGGTGATACACTAACAATTGGTGGGGATCTAGCTGTTACTGGAAACTTTACTGTAACTGGAGAAGTTACACAGGTTGATATTGTTAACTTATCAGTTGAAGATAACATGATTGAACTTAATAACTTTGATGATCAAACACAACAAAATAACAACGATGCAGGATTATATATCAAAAGAGGTGCAACAGGAACAAATGCTGTATTCATGTGGGATGAATCAGAAGACAGATTTAAAATGGGATTCTCATCAGATGCACCAGGTTCAACAATTAATATTTCATCAAAAGCCATACTTGATGTTAAGTCAACTGAGGCAATGTATGCTGACTTGGCTGAGAAATATGAAAGTGATTTCTATTACGACACAGGTACAGTATTAATATTTGGTGGAGACAAAGAAGTAACAAGATGTACACATCTTGCAGATCCAAGAGTAGCAGGTGTTGTTTCTGAAAATCCAGCATACTGCATGAATGCTGAGTTAGGTAAAAACAGAGAAGTAACTGCGGTAACAGTAGCATTAAGAGGTAAGATACCTTGTAAAGTAGCAGGCAAAGTTTCAAAAGGTGACATACTTGTAACAATGGCAGGCACTGGCGAAACAGCTGGTTGTGCCACAGCACTTCACAAAGACTCAGCTCCAGTGGCTGGTTGGTGTGTAGTTGGTAAATCTTTAGAAGATAAAGACGACGACGGTATTAGATTAATTAATATTGTTGTTTAATAATCATCTTTTTGATTTAATTTTTTATTCAATCTTTCAAAAATAACAAGATACTTTTTCATATCCTTTATCATCTCTTGTATATGATAATAGCTCATAGGATATTCAAATCCACTATGCAATTTTCTTGAATACTGATAATGTTTTTCAAGTTTAGTTAATTGATTAATATCAAAGTTAATATCATTAATAAATTTTTCATAAGCAATTTTATTTCTGAAAAGACTAAAAATTTGTTGATGTACAACATTTTCAAAATTGAATTCCATGGTCATTAACTCTTGTATTTCAAAATACATAGCACGAACAGGATTGATACCAGGACGATATTTTACTAATAATCCAGGTATTTTATATTCCATATTTTTAGTTTTTAATTCTTCATTTACATTAAAATACTTTTCTTCAAGACTTTTTCTTAAATTTAAATTTATATATATTTCATCATCTGCATGAAAATTATAATATGCAATATATGTTTCAAATAAATGATCAACTTGCTTTTTACTTAATCTAGAAAATTCTTTCGCAAATTTATTCTTATTATCTCCAACTCTTGCAAGAATGTCATTGAGTAAATCTGATTGTTTTTTATCACGCATCCAATGATTTAAAGCAATAGTAATTTGTAAATCTCGGATATCTAAAATTTTGTCCATACTAATATTTACTTACAAAATTAGATTTTTTTTAAGATAGTTTTTAGTTTTTTATTATTTTTAGGGCTTGATAATGTTTGATGTGCGCCTTTGTGTAAAGGTTCAGGATACTCACCAATGTCGGTCCAACAATAACCAGCACTTTCTCTATTCAGTACAGGTATAAATTCTTCACCAACAATTCCTACAAATGTATAATATGCAAAACTTTTATCTTTTGTTGTAAAAATATCTAATGGATGTATTTTATATGTTGGTGGAAAGTAACCCATTTCTTCAATTACTTCTCTACGTAGAGCGTCAAATGGTTGTTCATCAGCTTCAACTTTGCCACCCCAGAATGACCACGTATTAGAATGTTTTACATTCTTGGAACGTAAGTTCATTATTATTCTTTTTGTGTCTTTGGCAATAAAAGTTATGCCTACTGCTTTATACATTTCTAACTCGCATCTAGTTCGAGCTTCCAAAATCCTGGTTTGTATTGGCCTTGGAAACTGTCAATCCATGTAGTCCCAGTCCATTTGTACTGGCTCATAGATGTTTGGTTTGTTACATATTGTACAACATCTGTGTTTGAGCTGTCAAATGAAATAACCCAATCTGTGCCATTATATTCAATAATATCATTTGCTTTCGCTGAAAACGATGCACCCCAGGCCGCTGTTCCACTTGGAATTGAATCAACAAGTAAGTATCGTTGTCCTGTCATGGATACATCTAAATTTTTACCTGGATATGATTCATGTGGATCTATAATTTTATCTACAGCAGATATTGTGTTATTTGGTAGTGTATCGCTATCAATAGTGAATGTAAGAAAGTTATCGTTACTTGGATTAAATGCTACTGTTCCATATACATCTTCTGATTCATCTTCATGCGAACCAGATTGTCTCAAAATTAATCTTGATGAACCTTCATGTAATTCTCCATATTGTTGTAAGAATTTTTTCCAAGACATACCCTCGTTGACACCATTTGCATTTAGTAGAGCAACAGAGTTACCTGTAACACTTATTTCAGCATTATGTGGTGATGTAATTACTGTACCTGCTTTTTCAAATGGATCAAAGAAACTTTCTACATTTGGATCAAAATTTAATTCTTCCATATTATCGGTTTGTGTTACTCTCGAAATAATATTTTTAATAATTTGTGATTTTTGAACCTTAGCTGGTGGATTGATCCATATAGGTAATTGGAAAGTTAATGAAGAAATATCTAGTCCTGTATCAACACCTTGTGGTACACCTCTAGACGACCATTGTATATCAATTAATTCTAATACAGTTATTGAGGTCCAGTCAAAAACATTTTCAGTACTTTGTAATTCAATAGCTGGATTAAACAATACTAAAATTTGTTCCATTAGTTGAAGTTTTTGTTCTGTGTTTGATGTCCACATATCTAATTGTATATTTAGATTGTATGGAACAGGCATATATCTTTTTATTGTATATGTGTTACCAACTTCTTCTGTGTATTTTGAGTTTGTTTGATCAAATTGTCTTTCTGTTGTTGATACTGTACTAACTAATCTTGGTTCTTGCATCCTATCTCTAGCAGGTTGCATAGTTTGTATATGAAAAGTCATAAACGGTGCACTATTCATTGCGTTCTCAGAATTTTTTCTAAGAATATGTGCAACCATTCTTGACATATCGCCGTAACGTACAGGAACTTTTATAAGATCATTACTACCAGCTTTATATGTGAAGCCGTTGAATACTCTTGCAAATTGTAACAAGTATCTTCTTATCTGTTGATCATACCAGTATTGCATTTTAGTCCGCCTTTGGTTTTACTACTTTACTCAAGAACTGTCTTTCTTTACCATCAGATGTGTTTGGACTTGAGAATGTATTGTTAATAAATGAATTTAGTACACTATTTGCCGCTGACCATGAACCACGCTTATCATCTTCAATCTTGATATATCGTGTTCCTTGTTTTCTAAATAGTCTTGCTGGTTGATAATCAGTTCTTAAAACATATTCGCCATCGTTAATTGAAGATGGGAAACTAGTACCTGTGTGTTTTATTTCAATACCATTTGGTGGTTTACCATCTGAATATGCAATAGATACTTTAGATGCATCTGATTCATCCAAGAACAAGTGTGCCGCATTCAATCCTGCAAATGGTACTTCTGCTTCTGCTTGTCTTACAATTCCATCTGAAATATCAATTTCGTCTTGATACGTTGATAATAGATTTTTAATATCATCAGCATTTTCGCCTGTACCAAGTACATCTCTAAATTCTTGTGTATCTTGTAGAGCTTTAGCTTTTACTTTCCAAATATGCGGCCACCAACCTGGATCATAGCCTGCCGCTTCTCTAGAAGCATCTTCAACAACATAAAATTTTCTCATTGCACCAACTGGGTTAGCTGGTGTAAATGATGATACTACAGCCGCCGCATTACTTTTGCTACCTGCAACAGTTTCTCCTACTGTAAAATTTCCGGTTGTTTCTACTCTAATATATTTTCCTTCTGGATTATAATTAATTACAGTACCTTCAACATTTGAAGAGCTACCAATTACTGTTTCGCCTTTTTGAAATTTTAAGTTTGGTGCTGTTTGAATTGTAATAACTGAAAATTCTAAACCAGTGTTATCAACTCTGTGTGGTAATTCAAATACATCACCCGACATTAATCTTCTGCCAAGTCTTGAAATCATATCATTTAAATGAAATGTAATTTGAACATCATCGTTTGTTTGAAATAAACCAAATTGAGATAAATCAAAATCGGTATCAGCTACAGTATAGACTCCACGTAGTTCAAATACATCAGGATCATATTTTCTATCTCTATTTTCTAATAGAAGTAAGTCTTGAACATTGTTAGGTCCAACAACTTTATTTTCAGGCAGAGAGCTATCATCACTGTTTGTGTTTTGTTCTGGGCCAAGATATTTGTGTACTAATACACCGGTGCCACCAATTTCAAAATGTTCTCGTATGACACGATCTATAAAAGTATAATCTTTCCCGCGATCTGGTTTCCAAAGACTCAATTTAGGCATATTTTAATCCATTTAATATATAGTTTATTTATTTAGAACTATATACAGACGATTGACAAATATTTAGAGACGTGCTATCCTAGGTACAATAATGGTGAAAAAACGTATGAAAACTGATAAACTTTTAATGGACATCCCAGAGTTTTTAAAAAGACAAGCAGGAGAACCACCTACGATTATTGAAACTAAAGAAGCAAAGCCACAACCAAAAACGGAAGAAAAGCCAGTGATTAAAGAAACTAAACAAACTGAAAAACCAAAAAGACCTAGTATACAAGAACGTATGCGATCTAATTTTATTGGTTGGATGTGTGATCTAGATGATATTTACGAGCCAATGTGGGCTTTGGGTAAACCACTAGGCAAATTTGATGCTTACAAATTTTATAGAGATAAAAAGATAGGCGGAAATTATATGAAGATGTTTATTGCTGATGCAGAGCTCCGAAGGAAAGAAATGCAAATAGCACTAGAATCAGTTAGCATAGCAGAAAAAGATAGAAATCAAGAACAACAGGATCATGCAGAAGCATTTGGAAATTATTCAAAACCAGACTTAAAAAAGTTTATTACGTTTTGGGATAGAGTAATTACTGATGCTGAGAAGTGGGAAACCTTTTGTAAAGCAAATCGTAAACCTAGAAAGGTAAAACCACCTACACTCTC